CTACCAACAAATATTTTAGCAATACATTAGCAAATAGTGCAATAGATGCACGAGTCACAAAAACTTTTGTTGATAATTTAAGTGTAGTTGCTGCAAGTGCAGGTACTGCTACAAGTTTGGCTAGTGCTCAAAATTTTAGTCTTACTGGAGATGTCACTGCTTCTGCAGTTTCATTTGATGGTTCAGGTGCAGTTGCCCTTGCTACTAATATCGCTAACAATGTTGTTGGTGTAAATGAAATAAATGTCACAGATGCTGCAGGTGCATTACAATCTGATGGAGCAGGAAACTTATCATTCGCTCCAGCTACTGCATCATTTTCTGCGATAGGTGAACATGTATTACCAGCAACTGATGACCTTTATGATTTAGGTTCTGCTAGCAAAAAATGGAGAAACTTATATGTTGGTGGAGATACAATATTTTTAGATGATGCTAAGATTATGAAAAAATCAACTGGATTAATGATGAATCCAGGAGTATCAAATTCACTTGCTTCACTTACTATAACAAATGATGGAGCAGGATACTTAGAACAACCATCAATTACTTTCCCTAATCCAGATAATACTGGTGTTGACACTCTTGTTATTACAAACGCAGGTGGAGGATATACTGCTGCACCAGTAGTCACGATTGATGCACCAACTGCTAATCCTGCTGTACAAGCAACAGCAACTGCTACTATGGTTGATGATGGCTCTGGAAATAATACATTCGCAGTAGCAAGTATCACTGTAGATACTGGTGGATCAGGTTATCCGACTGCACCAAATGTCACGATTGCTGCAACTCCTAATGCTGGAGCAGGTGCAATTCAAGCTACCGCAACAACAACTGTTAATCCTTCTGTAAATGGTGGTTCAGTTGCATCAGGTTATACTGTTATTAATGTCACAACTGGTAAGATTACAGAAGCAGTTATAACTGCAGCTGGTTCAGGTTATACTACTGTGCCAACAGTGACAGTAGAAAGTCCAGCAAAAGATGTCACACTTAATATACTTGTATATAATGATTACAGTACAGGAAATAATTACTATACATTATCAGGTGGCATAAATCAAGAAATAGATATTATACAAGGTCAAACATATACCTTTGATTTATCTTCTACTACACACTCTGGGCATTTATTTGCATTGAGTGGTACTCAAGATGGTACGCATGGTGGGGGAACAAAATATACAACAGGTGTCACATACACTGGTACTCAAGGAACTAGTGGTGCCAAAATGGTATTAGTGACAGACGCAAATACACCAACAACATTATATCCATACTGTGAAACACACTCAGGTATGGGAGGAACATCAAGTTTAACGAAACTAGCAAGTGGGACAACAGGAATAATTACCCCAGTTCTAGCAGAATATAATGCTGCAATGGATAAAAAATTCGCTATGGAACCATTTTCAATAGCAATGAGTATCGCATTAGGAGCATAAAAAGGAACTAAATAGTAGTATGGCAAATCCATCAACAAGAGAACAACTTAAAGATTACGCATTACGATCGCTTGGATCGCCAGTGATAGAAATAAATGTAGCTGACGAACAGCTAGAAGATCGCTTAGATGAAGCGATTGAATACTTTAATATTAATCACTGGAATGGTACAGAACGAGCTTACTTTCAACATGTAGTCACAGGGACATCAATTAATTTAACTGCTGCAGTTGCAGGAAACTTTACTGCTGGAGAAGTTATCGAGGGTGGTACATCAGGTTGTCGTGCGTCAGTACATACTTCTTCTGCTGGTTCAAGTATTATATATCAAAAGATTAATAACTTAACTTCAAGTAGAACTGGATTTGCAAATGGAGAAACTATTACTGGAGAATCTTCTGGTGCTACTGGTATAATTAATACTGTTGTAAAAGGTGATACAGAAAATGGATATGTTCCTGTTGGTGATGAAATATTTGGAGTAAATAAAGTTTTTACAGTTTTTTCTAATACTACTGATTCTAGAAATATATTCGACTTACAATATCAATTAAGATTAAATGACTTATATGATTTAACCTCTACAAGTATAGTTTATTATACTACTGTTATGGGACATCTATCTTTACTTGATTTAATGTTAAATGGTAAAACTCTTTATCGTTTTAATAGAATGCACAATAAATTATTCCTTGACCTAGATTGGCGAGGAGATGTACAGATTGGCGATTTCATAATGGCTGATGTTTATAAAGCATTAGATCCTACCACATACACAAAAGTATTTGGAGAGCCATGGTTAAAAAAATATACTACTGCTCTGTTCAAGAAACAGTGGGGACTTAATCTTAAAAAGTTTTCGGGACTAGTTTTGCCTGGAGGAGTTTCAATGGATGGCGATGGTATATATAACGAAGCCATGAACGAACTACAACAACTAGAAGACGAACTCATCGGAAAAGGTGCACCACTAGAGTTCTTCACAGGGTAAATAAATGGCTGGAAGAAATACTTACATATCTCAAGGAGTAGCATCTGAACAGAATTTAATAGAGTCTTTAATTATTGAGTCTCTAGCAATTTATGGTCAAAATGTTTTTTATATTCCAAGAACTCAAGTTGCTAAAGATGAAATCTTAGGCGAAGATCCCCTCTCAAAATTTGAACACGCATTTCCTATTGAAATGTATTTTGAGAATGTAGATAACTTAGGAGGACAAGGTCCATTCATACAGAAGTTTGGTTTGTTTAATGAGTTAAGTGCTACTCTAGTTGTAGCAAGATCTAGATGGACAGAATTAGTTGGTCAGCATGGAAATACATTTGTTCCTAATAGACCAAACGAAGGAGACTTAATTTATTTTCCATTGACTAAAGGATTGTTTGAAATTAAATTTGTTCAACATCAAGATCCTTTTTATCAATTAGGAAAATTATATACTTACAAAATGGAAGTAGAATTGTTTCAATATGCTTCTGAAAGAATTGACACTGGTGTTGCTGATATTGATGTATTTGAAGATCTTAAAACTTTCTCGGAAGACCCTACAAGGACAGAGGGTATGTTTGTAGATTCTATAACATTCAGCAATGTTGGAGCTGGTTATACTTCTGCTCCTACATTAACATTCAGTGGTGGAACACCTAGCACTACTGCTACTGCTACTTGTACTGTTGATGCATCTACAGGTAAAGTAAATGGTGTCACTATTACTAATGTAGGAAATGGTTATAATGCTGTTCCTACAATTGCTGTATCTGCTCCACCAGCAGGTGGAACTCAAGCTGTCGCAGTTGCTACCATTAAATTAAATGTAGATAGACAAGGTGGCTATGCTGACAACTTAGAGCTAGAAACTGAAAGACAACCAAGTACGAATGAAAAAGTTGCTTGGTCTGAAAACAATCCATTTGGAGAATTCTAATGCTGGGCAAAAGTCCTTTCTATCATCAGACTACTAGAAACTGTATTATCGGTTTTGGGAAAATGTTTTCAGATATAGAGTTCGAAAGATTTGATAATGCTGGCACAGTTCAACAAAAAATATTAGTACCAATCGCATATGGTCCAAAAGAAAAATGGATGCAGAGACTAGAACAAGATCCTGAATTAGAGAATCAAGTATATACTACTCTTCCTCGTATGTCGTTTGAAATGGCTGCAATGTCTTACGACCCATTAAGAAAAACAAATAGAATGGGAACTGTTAAAGTAAATAGAACATCACTAAGTGGTGGAAGTGGTAAAAGGGATAAGATATTTGCACCTGTACCTTTTAACTTAGACATGACTTTAAACTGCCTTACAAAGACGACTGAGGATGGTTTACAAATTATAGAGCAAATACTACCATTCTTCACACCAGAGTTTACTATGAAAATAAAGAACACTGATCCAACATTAGAAACTGAAACAGATGTTCCAATAATACTAAATAGTACCAGCTTCATAGATGATTACGACGGAACTTTTGAGATAAGAAGATTCGTCACATGGACTTTAAACTTCACATTAAAAATACTATTATTTGGTGGAGTGGATCAAACTGGGTCGGTGATTACAAGTACCTTTGTCGACCTTGGAAACCCTGATGAACAACATAGATCAACAGGTGACCTAAATACTTTACAGATAACTGATTTAGGGTGGAACGAAACCCAGAAAACAGATTTATAGGAGAATACAATAAATGGCTAAACAAACTTTAAATATTGGATCCATCGCTAATGATGGCACAGGTGATACTCTAAGAGATGGTGGCGATAAAATCCAAGATAACTTTAATGAGTTATATACTGCTCTTGGTGGAAATACAGTTAAGATAGCAATTGGTTCTCCAACTTCAGGACAAATATTAAAATACAATTCAGGAACAAGTGTATTCGAACCATCTTCTGATGCGAACGATAACACTACTTATACTGTATCAGCAGAAACTTCTGGTACTGATGCAGCAATTAGATTGACTGGTTCTGATGCTTCTACTGATAATGTAAATATAGTTTCAGGAACAGGTATTAATGTTGATAGAACTGATGCTGATAACATCACTATTAATAACACAGTCACAAATACAACTTATTCTACTTCAATCGAATCTGTCACAGCTGGTTCAAAAGAACTACGACTAGCTGGATCAAATTCAGTAAATGATGACATTACTATAACACAGGGAAATGGTATTGAGCTCTCTAATTCAAGTGCTGCTCAATTAACTATTACTTCTGTATCATTAAATCTATTCACTATTACTGCTGGAGATGGAAGTAATTATACAATCACTGGTTCAGGTTTATTATCTGCTGGTGAAAATGACCCACAACTATATGTCTACAGAGGACATACTTATCGTTTCAGGAATACCATTGCTGCGAATGGTCACCCATTTGAGATAGTGGCTTTCGGAACTAGTACTGCACCTGCTGCAGATTACATCAGTTCTACTAATGCTACTAGAAATCTTGCTACAACAAATGACATTATTACATTCACTATACCAATGAATGCGTCTACAGGAAATACATACCAATACAGATGTACAGCACACCCATCTAATATGCTTGGTACTATTACTGTTGTATAATTAATCTCCGCAAGGAGGATACATGGCAACGACTTATTATAATGCAAATCAAAATTTAAAAGCTGTTGGAGTCCCAGTAGAATTTACTGAGGAGCAAATACAGGAGTACATAAAGTGTAAGAAGAATCCAATATACTTTATTGAAAACTACTGTAAGATTGTTTCTTTAGATGATGGTGTAGTAGATTTTAAATTATATCCTTGTCAAAGAAAAAAAGTAAAACATATAATGAAGAATCGGCAAACGATTCTCATGGAAGGAAGACAGCAAGGTAAGACAGTCGTAAGTGCTGCATGTATATTACACTTCACTATATTTAACGATAATAAAACTGCTGCAATAATGGCAAACAAAGCTACTGCTGCAAGAGAAGTTTTATCTAGATATCAATTAATGTATGAGTATCTACCAAACTGGATGCAACAAGGAGTTGCTGTTTGGAACAAAGGTGATATAGAATTAGAAAATGGTTCAAAGATATTTACTGCTGCAACTTCTAGTTCAGCGATTCGTGGTAAATCTGTAAACTGGCTATACATTGATGAAGCTGCAATTATACCTAATACTGTCGCAGAAGAATTTTTTACTTCAGTTTATCCTACGATCTCTGCTGGTAAAGATACCAAAGTATTACTGTCCTCGACACCTCTAGGATATAATCATTTCTGGAGATATTGGGAAGCTGCAAAAGAAGGACGAAATGATTTTGCTCCATTGTTTATACCATACAGCGATATCCCAGGAAGAACTAAAACTTGGGCAGACAAACAAAGAGCATTACTTGGCGAATTAAAATTTAATCAAGAAGTATTATGTGAGTTCCTTGGATCTAGTGCAACATTAATAAGTGCTACTGCCATAGGAGATATGAAGCCAAAGCCATTTATACTACAAAGAGATGGTTTAGATATTCAGGAAGAACCAATTCCTGGACATTCATATACTTTAATAGCAGATACTTCTAAAGGTGTGGGTGGAGATTATAGTGCCTTTGTAGTAATTGATACAACTCAAACACCATATAAGGTTGTAGCAAAGTATAGAAACAATCAAATAAGTCCTTTGCTATATCCAAATGTAATTGATAAGATTGGAAAAGAATATTATAATGCTCAAGTATTAGTAGAAATAAATGCAAGTGAGCAAGTACCATACATATTATATAATGAATTAGAATACGAAAATATGATTATGGTATCTAGAACACAACAAGGTCAAAAGATTACTGGTGGCTTTGGATCTGGTAAAAGCCAGTTCGGTGTTCAAACTGATAAGAAAATTAAAAGACAAGGGTGTATGAATTTTAAGACTCTTGTCGAAGAAAACAAATTACAAGTATATGATGGAGATATTATTGGTGAAATTAGTACCTTTATTGAACATAAAGGATCTTATGCAGCTGACGACGGATATCATGATGACTTGGTTATGTGCCTTGTATTGTTTGGTTGGCTTACCTCAGACCGATATTTTACTGAATCGAACGATGTAAATTTAAGGGAAGAGATGTATCAAAACCAAATGAAGCAGATCGAAGAGGAACTTACTCCTTTTGGGTTTATTCAAGATGGGCAAAAATATGACGATGAAGAAGAACTATTAAACTTCTAAAATCGTATATTAACTAAATAAATACATTGGGAAAGAATTGAAAGATTACTTCCTAATTAGAATTAACGAATTCATGTAATAAGGAGAAACAAATGGCTTTTCAACTCAGTCCTGGAGTAGTTGTCAAAGAACAAGATTTTACCTCAATCGTACCTAATGTGGCAACATCATCTGGTGCTTTTGCTGGGAACTTTCAGTGGGGTCCAATAGAAGACCCTGTACAAATTGTTTCTGAAAATGACTTGGTGTCCCGATTCGGTAAACCGAATGATGGTACTTTCGCAAGTTTTTTCACTGCAGCTAACTTCCTGTCATATTCAAATAATCTTCTTGTGGTTCGTGCCGATACAACTGCTGCTAAAAATGCAGTCGCTACTGGTACAGCTGTCAAGATTAAAAACTTGGACAACTACACATCAACTTATGTGGGTGGTTCAAATAATGTCGGTACAGTTGCTGCTAAGTGGGCAGGAAGTATCGGAAACTCACTCAAAGTAGAAATTGCTGACTCAGCAACTTTTGCTGCTTGGGGAAACAAAGGAAACTTCGATAGAATTCCTGGAACTTCTGCTTCTGCTGCAGCTAATGGTGCATCAGATGACGAAATCCATGTACTAGTAATAGACGAGGATGGATTATTTACTGGTCAAGCTGGCACAGTACTAGAATCTTTCTCACATCTATCAGTTGCTTCCGACGCAAAAAAATTCGACGGATCTAATAACTTCTATAAAGATGTTATAAACTCACAATCTAGATATGTATGGTGGATGGATCATCCTACCACTACTGGCTCAACTGCTGAATGGGGTACTCCCTCAACTGCAGGAGCTGCATATAAAGATCTTGCAAGTGCTTATGCTCCATCACTAACAGGTGGTGTTGATACTGCTCCAACTGCAGGAAACCTACAAACTGCTCTAGCAATATTTGCTAATGACGAGTTGTATGATGTTTCACTCATAATGATGGGTAAAGCTGATGCTGCAACTTCTACTGCTGCAATTAATAATATTGCTGAAGTAAGAAAAGATTGTATGGTATTCTGTTCAGCTGAAGATGCAAGTGGAAACACAATCTTGGCTACTGATGCAGACCCAGTTGGTGACATTACAACTTATAGAAACTCACTACCAAGTTCATCTTATGGTGTACTTGATACTGGATCCAAATACTGCTACGACAGATACAACGATAAATATAGATATGTACCTTTAAATGGTGACATAGCAGGTCTTGCTGCAAGAACTGACTATGACCAAGATGCTTGGTTCTCACCTGCTGGTGCTTCTAGAGGACAAATTAAGAATGTTGTTAAATTAGCATTCTCTCCTAATAAAACTCAAAGGGATACTTTATACCAATCTGGTGTAAACCCTGTTGTGACCTTCCCAGGAGCAGGTACACAATTATTTGGAGATAAAACTCTACTATCTAGCGAATCTGCATTTAATAGAATAAATGTTCGAAGATTATTTATCGTACTAGAAAAAGCAATTGCGATTTCTGCAAAAGCACAACTATTTGAATTCAACGATGAGTTCACTAGAAATGACTTTAAGAATGCAGTAAATCCTTTCTTAAGAGATGTACAAGGAAGACGAGGAATCACAGACTTTACTGTTGTATGTGATACTACTAACAACACAGGAGATGTGATTGATAGAAACGAATTCCGTGCAGATATCTTCATTAAACCAAACAGAGCGATTAATTTCATTACTCTTACATTTGTAGCAAGTAAATCAAGTGTAGACTTCAGTGAAATAGGTGGCTAAATATAACTAACAAGGAGAATAACTAATGGCTAATATTGCTGATTTTAAAGCGAATATGACTGGTGGCGGAGCTCGTCCTAATCAGTTTCGTGTCGATTTGGCTTTCCCTTCTTATGTCACTGGTGGAAGAGTTGCTGCTGTACAAGGACAGTTCTTATGTAAGGCTGCACAATTACCTGCTAGTACATTAGAAAATTTGCCGATCCAATATAGAGGTCGTGCTGTAAACTTTGCTGCGGAGAGAACATTTGCTCCATGGACAGTCACTGTTTATAACGACACAGACTTCGGTATTAGAAACGCAATCGAAAGATGGCAAAATGGTATTCAAGAGTATGCGACTACATCAGGTCGTACTAATCCGAATGATTACCAAGCTGACCTACTTGTAACACAACTAGATAGAAATGGTGCTGGAGTAAAACAATATAAATTTGTTGACTCTTTCCCATTATCTATTGGTATAGTTCAGTTGGACTACGATACAACAAATGCTATTGAGACATTTGATGTTGAATTCCAATACAACTTCTTTACAAGTAATACCAGCGAAAGTGGTGGATTAGGAGTGAACATTTCAATCGATACTCCGATTGGCTCATTCCCTATCAACATTTAATTATTAATAAAGGTGAATAAATTATGGCTGAATTTTTCGGTTTCGAAATTACACGAAAGAGGAATAGAGAACCACTAACACCTGTCGCCCCATCACGAGATGATGGGTCTACAGTTCTTACAGATGTAAGTGCATACTATGGTGTCACTCTTGACCTAGATAATTCAATAAAAAGTGAAAATGCTTTAATTAAAAGATATCGTGAAGTTGCTCAATATCCTGATTGTGATGGTGCGATAGAAGATATAACTAATGAAGCAGTCACAATTCAAGACGACGCACCCAGTGTCAGATTAGTTCTTGACGACTTACCTGTATCAGATAGTATTAAAGAGAAAATTCATGAAGAGTTTTCTTCTATCTATGATATGTTGGAGTTTGATTATAAAGGACATGACATTTTTAAAACTTGGTATGTCGATGGAAGATTGTACTATCATTTAATATTGGATCCTAAGAATCCTACAGAGGGAATACAAGAACTAAGATATGTAGACCCACAAAAGATTCGTAAGATTAAAAATGTTAAGAAGAAAAAGAATGCTCAAGGCATTGAAGTTGTAGAGAGTCAAGAAGAATACTTTATATACAATGACAAAGGTATTACTGACTCTAATACAAAAGGAATTAAGTTAAGTCGAGATTCTGTGGTCTTTTGTCCTTCGGGCAATGTAGACCAAAATACTGGGATAGTCTTAGGACACTTACAGAAAGCTGTTAAGCCTGTCAACCAGTTAAAGATGATTGAAGACGCAGTTGTTATCTACAGATTAAGTAGAGCACCTGAACGAAGAATTTTTTATGTTGATGTAGGAAACCTGCCTAAGATAAAAGCAGAACAATATGTCAACGACATCATGAACAAGTATCGAAACAAAGTTGTTTACGATGCTACCACAGGTGAAGTCAGAGATGATAGAAAACACCTTAGCATGATGGAAGACTTTTGGATGCCTAGAAGAGAGGGTGGTCGTGGTACTGAAATTACTACACTTCCTGGAGGGCAGAACTTAGGAGATATTGCTGACATACAATACTTCCAAAGAAAACTTTACCAATCTCTAAATGTGCCGATGTCAAGATTACAAGGCGAGACTGGATTTACTTTGGGTCGTGCTTCTGAAATTACTAGAGACGAATTAAAGTTTAACAAGTTTATACAAAGAGTCCAAAGAAAGTTCAGCTCATTTATGGTTGACATTCTTAGGGTTCAATTAATTAGTAAAGGTATAATGTCGGACGAAGACTTCAATGAAATGAAAGTTGATATCCGAGTTGACTTCTTAGAAGATAATCACTTTACTGAATTAAAGAATAATGAATTGCTACAACAACGAGTAGGAATGCTAGGACAGGTAGAACCATATCTTGGTAAATTCTATTCACTTGAATGGGCAAGGAAAAATATACTAATGCAATCTGAAGAAGAGATTAAAGAAATCGACGATCAGATGGATGCAGAAAAGGCTGAAGCTGAAGCTGATAGTGGTGAGGGAGAAGTTCCTGACATGGACAGTATGCAATCTACAGATGAGCCTGATAACGATACACAAGATAATGAAGGAGAAGAAGAATGAGTGGAACTAAAGAATTAATAGATGCTATTGCTGATGGAAATGCTGAAGCAATAGAAAACACTTTCCAAGGTGTAATGTCTACAAAGGTTGGAGATAAATTAGATGCGATGAAGAAAGACCTTGCGTCTAATGTATTTAAGTCTCCTGAAGAACAAGAAGAGATAGCTGGTGAGCCAGAAGTCGAAGCAAAGGCAGAAAACGAAGTACCAGCTGAACAACCAGAGGTTGAGGAACCAGCTGATGCCACAGAAAAAGTTTAAAGATATTGTCGCTCCTTTTAAAAAGGATAGCGACACTTTGGCTGAAGAAAGAGAGCAACGATTAGTAGATAATATTAATGTTGCTTTACCTGAAGAAAGAGTGGCTGAGTATATTGCTAAACATAGTGATGTTGAAATAACAGATAAACTAGTTGAAGAATATATGAATAAAGCTGCAAATACTGACTTTAATGTTGATCCAATACTAACTGAGATTAAGATTAGAAGCATTAGGAATTTACGAGATAAGATAGATTATGTATTAAAAGATGGCTCAAAGGTTGCTATCAGTGAGAAAAACCAAATTTTACTAAATAGTTTATTGAAAGACAACAGTGATATAGTATCATATATGTCTGAGAATAAAAATAACTTTATAGAAGTTTTAAAAGGAGTGTACTAAATGGCAATTGTAAAAACAGTACTAGCCAAAGATAATCGAAAAGCTATCGTCAGAGTCACAGCAACATCGGCTGGTAATGGTACTATCGATATTGATGCTGACTTAAAATTAACTAATGAAACGATTACTACTAGTGCATTGAAAGTTGCCATTTCAAAAATAGAACACAGCTGTCAAGCTGCACAGGATATTACTGTGGTACGAAATTCAGTTTTAGTTGCACATGTTGCACCTGGAGCTACAAAGGTAGAAACTTCTTTACAAGATCAAGGCAACCAAGATATTGTTGTCACATTTAGTGGCAAAGGAATGGTTATACTTCATCTAAGCAAAATGGGTGGCTTTAATGACCCAGTAGAAACTCCACAATTCGGTGCTTACGATAATGAGACCGCAGTAGGAAGCTAATATGAAATTAATTAAAGAACATACAGAAGTTGTAAACTACCTTATCGAAGAAGATAAAGAAACTGGTAAGAAGAATTACAACATTGAGGGAGTATTCCTCCAAGCTGAAATTAAAAACAGAAATGGAAGAAGCTACCCCAAAGAAATTCTTGACAAAGAAGTAAAAAGATATATGAAAGAAAATGTCAAGAAGAATCGTGCGTATGGTGAGTTAGGACATCCTGATTCTCCAACTATCAATTTAGATAGAGTATCGCACATGATAAAAGATTTGAAGCTCGAAGGCAATGACTTTGTCGGAAAAGCTAAGATAATGGATACACCTTATGGTAAGATTGTAAAATCGTTAATTGACGAAGGAGCAAGTCTGGGTGTATCTTCTAGAGGGATGGGTTCATTGAAAACTACCAAAGACGGAACATCGGAAGTCCAAAAGGATTTTATGCTTGCTACTGCTGCTGATATAGTTGCAGATCCGTCGGCACCAGACGCATTTGTGCGAGGTGTTATGGAAGGCAAGGAATGGATGTTCGTTGATGGGAAGTTTGTCGAGCAAGATATTGAAGCTATTAAAAGTTCAATAACTGGAGCAACAAGATCTCAACTCGAAGAAGCAAAACTTTTCGCATTTGCGAAGTTTTTAAATAAAATTAAATAACCCATTACTAAGGAGACAATTATGTCAAGTATAGAACAAAAGATTGCGGATCTCCTAGCTGAATCGAATAAAGCCAAAGAGCAAATCGAAACACTAGAAGAATCTGAAGGATGGAA